TAGGCCAATTTGTTTGCCTCCCAGGCAAGCCACGACTTGATGGCAAGTTCTCCTAGCGAGTGAGCGTCATCCGATAGCACTGCTTCCACGTCAACACCAAGACGTGCGATGTCAGATCTATGCGCTCGCCTAGCAGTCTCTTTGCTCTGTGCTGGGTACCGACGCATCCCGTGCCCGTCAAACACTTGCGTCTCTCCGTAGCGGACAGAACTTGTCCACGAATTGACTACTACGTCAGCCCACTCAATCTGTTCGATGAAGTCTGTCTTGCTGGTGATGCCCACCAACTCAGTGCTCCACCGTGAAGACAACTGCTTGATCCTCGGCATGGTCTTAGGCGTGATTGCCTTGTCTGACACCGCTACACGGCTGTGCTTCTGGCACAGGAAGGCAAGACGCTCTACGTCCTGGTCATCGTTCCAAATAGGAACGTACTTGCTCCCTAGCCAGTCTCCATTGTAGTCGGGACGACCGATAACGACACTGAGATGATCTGCGTGCGTACGTACGAACTCGTCGTACTTATCCAGTTGCTCGTCGTTCTCTGACGTGTAAAGAAGAACCTCTGCGTTCGGAAACACAGAGGAGATGACGAACTCTTTCTTCTTTGGAACAGGTAGATGAGTAAGGTTTACCGCTACCCGCTTCACTCCTGATGCGAGCAGCATAGATCGATGGGCGCTTTTCTCGCCTCCGCCAAGCCAGAGTTTCATTCCTCTACCCACTCTCGTTCGGCGCGAGCACGCTGCTGCTGATCGATCTCTTGGGTGATCTTGTCCCACCCACGAACAGCCTTTGGCTCTCGCCATTCTGGCCGGGAGATGGTGGGAACCGCCACTAGAAGTGTGGGTACGCCTTTAGCAATTACGTAGGCACACGTCTCTGGGTCTACGTCCACGTACCACGTGACCTTCCCAATCACCGCAGAAAGATCCCACACGGCATCCGCTCTGGAGTTAGAGCCTACGGTGTGCATCTCTTTAGCGGTATGCACCATAGACGGTTTGTACCCTTCGCTCTTTAGCCAAGAGAGAAGAAGTTCGTCGTTAGTGCCGCTGTCTGCTAGCAGCACAATGCGCCCAGAGAATGCTGGGAATAGGATGTTCCACAAACGCCTTCCTTCTAGTGAAGGTTGGCGGGCTGCGACGCTATCCCCTGGTAACGCTAGAACGTCCAGGTGCATCACGAGCATTAGTCGTACATGCCCTTCTTTACACGAAGACCGTGGGTAACGAAGTCCTGTGCTGGGCAGAAGTGGCACAGGTACATGCGCTTATCCTTAGGGATGCCCGCCTTGCGACCAATGGTCTTTGAGTCGTCCTCGTAGTCGATACACCCTTGCTTTGGTCGGCTGTGCCGGTCAAAGCAACGCAATGCTTCTACCTTGAGGTCATCCCGCAACTCATGCACTTCAACGTTGTACTTCGCTAGTTCACTCTTAAGAGCGGTCTCAACGTCCAGTTTAGATGCAGTCTCATCATCACAGCGGAAGATGAGGGAGATGTGACTCTCAGGACGAGGGTCTGTAGCCTTTGCTAGGTGGCGGTCAATGATGTCGATAAGCGACATATCATATTCAGGTGGCCCGTCATAGTCGGGCAACTTGTACATGACACCACAGGACTTGCACGCAAGTAGACGAGCCATCAGACCTCGTTCGTCCCTTCCTTGCCTTCAACAATGCGGCGTGCTGTCCGTGCGTTCAGCCAGTGCAACGCCTCCTCTAGTTTGGCAAGAGCATGAGCGTTCTCGCGGCAGGAGAACTTGGAGTTCTGAAAGAACAGCAAACGAGAGATCGCAGCGGTAATGACCGATTCAAGCATAGCCCCGTTCGGCTCCTGCTGCTCGTCGCCTTGACCAAGGGGGCCACTCTGCCAGCGGATATCCAGACCAGTACCCTGGATTGTTCCGCCTGCCGGGTTTCCGTCGTCGTCAACTTCATTGTTGATGTAAATTGTCTGATTCATATTGTGCTCCAGTTAGCAGTGGTTGTCAGTGACCGCAGGACTCAGCGTACGAGTAGTTCATGTGCGCTACTCCGTACTGCTCTTGTAGATCTTTGGCTCGCTCAATGAGGCGCTCTTGTTCTACTGTGCCGCCACGGTTGGGGTAAATCGTCTTCTTGCGACCATCTACCTGCGACCCCAGGTAGAGGTCAGCGTTCATGCTTCGTGAAAAGTTTGCAGACATAGGTACCTACCTACTCGTCGGGATAGACAACACTATACCACTAGAAGGGTAGGTCTAGTTGCTCACCTTCAACAGAAGTCTTTGACTTCTTCGGTCTGGCGATGCTCGTCTTCTTAGCGCCAGACATGCCAGACGGTGCATCCCAAGATGGTGGGAACGCCGGAGCAGGAGGCTCGTCAAGTTCACCCCATTCGGGAACCTCTAGAGGAGGAGGGCCGCTCTGACCAGGCTGCGCTCCGTATCGTGTCTTTGCCAGATAGTTAGATCCGGCAGAGACCACCTTAGATCCAGCGCTCGCTACGCCCTTACCTGCTGAAAGGGCTAGTTGAGTACCGACACCCTTCCCTGCTAGGCCGGTCTTGACCCCCGACGTAATGTTTCCAAACGTTGTAATCTTCGCCCCACTAATTCCGTAGTTAGGGCGAACACCTGCACGAGTAGACCCAAACCGCACTGGGGATGCCTTAGGAAAAGGCAGTTCTCCGTATGAAGCAGTAGGTGGGGCACTGAGGTCGAACTCAGCAATAGTGCCAGACCTACGCATAGCACGTGCCAGTTGTCGCATTACGTCTGTGTTGCTCATACGATGCTATTCATAGCGTATCGTCCTCCAGCGGAGAACTCTCCCTCTGACAACTGTTGCTGCATAACAGGTAGACCACTGAGCCAAGACCTGTTCGTCTGTACGTACCTATCGATGTTCAGTACGTCATTGATCCCTGGAACCATGTGCGCCTCGCCACGCGTTTGAGGGAACAGAGCCACCGGGAATGGTGGCCTGATCTCTTTGATCTTGTCTACTGGCTGAAGAGCGGACTCCAAGGCCAGGTCTACAAGCATCTCTTGGCGTGACTGCCACGGTTTGGGCATTACTTATCCTTCCACAAACTGGCTTGATCCATGTTTGGTCGTGTGTTGGCGTACTGCTTACCGAACGTATACGTACGCTGGCTGTAGTAGTCAGAACTAGAGTCGTCTGACTCGTACCCACCAATCTTCTGTGTGGTAGGGGGTTTAGGCGGTTTACCTGCGCCTCCCGCCTTTACCTGCGGCTGAGGCACGTTATACGACCCATATTGTCTGACGTGCGTGATCATGGACGTTGGTCAGTCGTCGGAGTCAAGCCACTTCTTGCCTCTCCACGACTCGTTTCCTTCTGGGTCTTCGTCCCAACGCACTGCGGAACTCAGGGCACCTGAGTCACGAATGTCTTCGCTCTCAAATGGTGGCATGTAGCCGGTAAAGCGCTCACGGCCTACTTTGCGGTTAGGGTGTCCTTCACGGCGATGTCGTGGCCCGATAGTCATCGTAACTCCTTATTTATTGGGCGATATGGATACTTTACTGTTATCGCCAAGTAGGGGCTAGGGTCTTGAGAGCACTTCTTCGCTGTAGGTCGATCATCTCGTACTGTGCGCGTGAGACACCACGTGGCACTGGTTTGCCACCTGCGGTCAACTGCACAACCTGAGCGCCTGGAGGGGCAAACTTCTTTCCCTGCGACTCTAGGATCAGCCCCGTCATGGGGTTGAACTCTTCGGGCCAGACGTAGTCTCCTGGGTTCACCCGCTCACCCTTGTGTACTCCCCGTGAGTACGAGCGCGAGTTGGTGCGCATAGAGGTAAACGTCTTGTCTTCACGCCTACCGTGAAGTGTCCCCAGATACCCGTCAGGGTAGTTAACGTCTGTACTCTCGCCGTAGGAAGCCAGCCGTGCGTCTTTCGCATTACGGAAGACAGGAGCCATGCCCGTAGGGAGTGACTGCCCTGGGTTGGGTTGCGGAGTCGTGATGAGATCAGCGGAAGTGAAAGACGGCACTATTCGTCCTCTTCTTTCTTGCCTTCTTTGATCTGCTCTGCTAGCAGTTCGGCATGTTCCATATACTCAGGATGGGCGAACTGACCACCGGATAGCACCTGTGTCTTCTCTGCCATATACCCCTTGGCAGCACGCATGGTGCTCTTGACTACTTCTTCTCTTGGCCTGCTGAACCAGTCGTCAAGTTTACCCATGAGTTCTCACCACACTGGCTTGAAGATCACTGCTGAAATGGTCTTGCCGTTCTCGCCTTCGATGTCTGTGAACCCAATGATGAACTTCAGGTCGATACCACGTGGTGCCACGAAGCCTCGCGCAATAGCGCACGCTTTGACAGCCTGGTTGACCGAACTAGCACCAATGGCCCGAATGGTGGGCTGTGCACCACCGAATACAGAACGGGCGATTACCGAACCAACGCTCTGTGGTGATGAATCACCACCTACTTTGATTACGTCATCGATTACGTTGTCTTCCACGGTTTCTCCTCAGATGGTTATGACTTCGTATCGATAGCATACCACCAGATAAATACGTGCGTCGATACGCAAACAGCCACCAATGTGGTGGCTGTTTACTAACCGAGAGTTGATCTCTACTGTGTGACGAACGTCACTCGTTTGGAGATGGTTTGTCGAATACCTGTTCGATCAGGTTCATCATGTGGTCAACTGTGGTGATGGCGTAGTACTTGCCCACGTCAGTCGTGCCCTTCTTCTTGACCACCACGAACCCAAACTTCGCATCAGAGTTGATGATCTGCGCTTCCATCTCTGCAATGAACGTCGAAGGAGTGAACGCTTTCGTTTCTTTCGATTCGATCATTACAGGAACAGCCTGATCAAGAATCAGGTCTCCCTTGTCCTTGGCACCGGCTTTTGGGATGCGTGTTGCGTACTTCCATCCACGAGACTTGAAGTAGTTGACGCGATCAGTCTCTCCCTTGGTGCCTTTTCTTCCTGACTTACTCATCGTAATCGATGATGGGGGTAAAGGGGTCATCCATGTCGTACCACCGCTTCATGGTAATCTCAAATCGTTGCAACTCAAGTTCCTTGAACAGTTTCTTTACTGTGTTCTCAAGATGCGTTTCGCTACCGTATGCGTTGAGTTCGATGAATACGTGGGCACGGCGAGGGCGTTCTTCAACGTTCTTTGTCATGGCATGTACCTGTTGTGTTTGCTAGTAGTGTTGGACATTCCAATCCTTCTACTCAGTTCCCTGCTCAGAAGGTTTGCGTTTCGTTCGCACTTATCGAAGACCGTTTCAACCAACTTACGGTACATACGGAACTCTCTGTGCTTGTCTTTTTGGCTGAGGATTTCGGGGTCTGAGTCCCTACGAGCCTTCATCACCGTCGCCAGTTCTCCCTTAACCGAGGGGTCATACTGGTCAAGCAACTTGACCGCTGACATGCCCTCCAGCGCAGACAGTTCTCTCTCCTCGTCGATCTCTGCGAGAACCAACTGAGCCTTTGTGTAAGACACCCAGGAGACGTACTCAGAGTACAACTCCATCAGGTCTTGGTCGGACAGTTCGTCTAATCGCCTTGGTAGTTCCGGTACCTCTTCCGAGGGCTTCGTCGGCAACGAGAACTTCTTCTTGAAGTTCACTACCGCTTGATCTTCCGCTGCTTGTCTGATGATCTTCATTGCTCCAGCACTTTTCGTAGAACGGGCACTTCTTGCAAACTGCGTTGTCTTCCTGCGCCCATATTGGTCGTGGTGGCTGCTTACCTCTACTGAGGGCGCTCTTCACCGCTAGGCACCCTTGGAGGATGTTCTCAATCTTTGATACGTCTAAGTGGACGGTGAACTCCTTCACCTGTTGGTTCCACTTACACTCGTACACGTAGATGATGGTGTGAACACCAGTGAAGTACATGTACAACTGGCCCTGGCGAATATGGGTAGGGAACGGATAACGAATAGCAGACCACGCCTGCTCCAGCGTCATCTCTCCCTTGCCCAACGCAGTAGAGATGGAGGGCGCTTCAAAGCGCAGTGTACCTACTCCTACTGACTTGATCTCAATCAGCGCCCTGCCCTTACTGTCCTCAATGAGACCATCGCTATGGCCGATTACGTGGTGATCTTCATTGAAGATGGGCACTTCTCTGTACCGAAAGAGGCGGGGATCTGAGACTGTGCATCCACCTACACCACAGATGGTGGGGCGCTTTCCTTCGTGCTTGGCCTTGCATACGGTACACACCCACATACCAATAAGAACCCCAGCGTCACCTAGCCAGCGCTGATACTTATCGTGGATCATGTTGCCCTCAGCAAACACGTTCAACAGTGAGAAGGCCAGTACCTCTTCTTTCTCTTCCTCCCCAGTGAGTCGATAGAAGGACGACCGTGGGCACCAGTTATCTTTGCAGATCTCTGACGGATGCAGGTAGGTAGTGTCTCGCTTACTTTGATTGTCTGCGTTTTCACGCATGGCAATACGCTCAATAAGCGGAAGAACACGACCGTGAGAGGTGATGCTCTTCTTAAAGGTTGTCCAGTCAGGTTTGTTCTTCATGCATAGACATCTCTAAGAAATCATCCTCAGTAAGGATGACGAATTGCTTACCGCCAAGATCAAACTGAAGAACGGGCACTCTGTTGTCCAGAATCGCTCTCTTCTCTAGGTCTCTTAGGTCTAGATACTTTACCGTGTACGACTTGGCGTTGGTAGTCAGTTTGTTCTCAATCAAGAACTTCTCTGACCGAACGTCGTTCTTACGAATCCAACCAGACCCAGACCCTGCGTTACGGCTACCTCGGTACGTCTTAGCGGTACGTTCCTCCTGCTTACGAGAAGCCTTGAGGATGTCCTTGTCTACCACAACGGTGTGATGGACTCAGCGATGCTAAGCGCCTCGTACCCGCACGCTGCGTATCCGGCGATGTCAACCCAATGGTCGCGCTTATCGGGAGATGCCATAATGCGAGACACCTTCTGAAGGATGTTCAACACGGCAACATCGTGCACACTGATGTTAGCCCCAAGGTACTCCGACCACAGACGAGCGATTATTTGAAAGTTAACGAAAGGCTCATCGTAACTGGTGTTCCTGTCGCCCGTAATGATCCTGGCCGCTTCAAGAAGAAGGGCTTCTCGCTCTGTCTCAAGATGAGACGCTGTTGCTTGTCCCTTGTTGTTCACTTTGACTCCTCGCTAATCTGATTGACCAACTGGTGATATCGCTCAATGAAGAGGTTGCGCGCATGCTCAGGTGGCCAGCCAGGAACCCTACCTGTGCGGATGTTCTCTACTTCCCACTCATACACGTGCTTGTCTGCTGCGTGCACCTCACGTGGGTATGGGTACATGCCGCCTAACTTCTCATGCACTGCTACCGCTGCACGATGCTCTGCTTCTTGGAAGAGAGTGCCCAGCGGCTCAGTTCGCTTCAGTGGGCGAACCATGTCCCCTACATACGCTTCTGCTGCGTCGTGGAGAAGTCCGGTAAGCACCACCTCTGGATACTCACCAGAGTTCTCTAGCCAGTGCGCTACTCGGAACGAGTGCTCTGCTACTGAGTAGAAGAACGGAATGTGTCCGTTGTATCGACATGTGAGAGACAGTGCCTGGGCCACATCCTCTAGCGACACCTGCTCTGCCTTGGGTTCACTCAGGTCAAACGAGTTACCTGATGCGGTAATGATCGCACCAACCCAGTCATACGTACTCTTGCTCATTTCAGTACTGCTCCGATTACTGCTTCTTTTAGTGCGTTCTGGATATCCAGGTCTTCCCTGAATGCCTGGTATGTGGCGTCTTTGCCCTGCCACTGCTGCTCAGCAAACGAGTAGTAGGCACCTCGCCGGTTGATGATGCCCAGCGACATGGCAGTGTTGACCATGTCCTTGATGACATCGAATGACCCAAGGGAGAACCCCTTCGTGTCAGTAAAGAAGAAGTCCACGACCGCATCCTGATAGGGACGGTAGGTCTTGTTCTTCAAGGTCTTTGCACGGATCGACTGGCCGACCTTCTCATCCTTCTCGGTGATCCACTCATCACGTGCTACTTCTACACGGGCAAAGTAATGGAAGTTCTTGGCCTTACCACCAGGAGTGGTGCGCGGATCGCCGTACATGACACCGATCTTGTCTCTCCACTGATTGATGATCAAACCAGTGCACCCACGCTCGGTCTCTACCAACGACCTGCGCTGTGCACGTCCTGACTTGCGGAGGAACTTTCCGGTGATGCGGGCACCAAGGCCCATCGTCATCTCCATCATCTCCTTCTCGTCCTCAACTGAGGGTACGAGCGCAGGCAACGAGTCGATGACAATGCAGTCCACTGCACGCTTGTCAAGCACACGTAGAGAGATGTCGTACACGTACTCCATCACGTTGGTCTCAACGACCCACAAGCGGTCTAGATCGACACCGATTGCTTCAGCATAGGCTGGGACGTACTCCTCTGCCGCTACCCACATCGCTGTCCACTCTGGGTCTAGTGCCTGGTTGGCTGCGATGGTCTTGTACGCAAGGGCAGTCTTGCCCGATGACTCATTACCAATGATCTCTGACCACTGGTTTACGGGCCACCCTCCTCCCAGCATTAGGTCGAAGGACAGAACACCAGTCGTAATACGCGGCAGTTCTTTATGGATACGACTACCCTTTACTACGGTGTCATCTCCATACTTCTTATTTACGTCAGCAATAATGCTGTCAATTTCCTGCAACATATGTCTCCCTTAGATCCACGACGACTGATCGCCTTGGATGAACTTGCCGCCATTCCACCCGCACTCGTAACACCTGGGTGCTGGGCTTGCCCCGTTGATGCCGCCTTCTCTAATGGCAAACACATGAGGGCCACCGCAGGACGGGCACGAATCGATGGCCTGAGCGGCCTTCGTTCCCTTCCATTGCTTGATCGCATCCATAACGGGAATCTTCCCGTCAGTGTACGTTGGTCTTGCTGGCTGCTCATCGTGCGCCATACGCTGAGCGTTGGTGTTGATAAGCGGCCTACTGCTGCTCGCAGGGTACGTTGGCTGCTGCGCACGCTGAGTCGGCTGATCTGACCTAAGTTTTGAAGCCCACCAATCAGATGACATGTTGACCCCCATTCATCACTTCTGATCTCCTAGATAGAGCACTTTTACATCCACTGGGTGGGTTAGTGACACCAACTTCTCATCTAGAAGTTTGATCACTGCCGACATGGCAAACGATGCCACTAGAGCGTACGCAACAACCGTGTCTGTATCGCCCATGCCGTTCGCTGCCTGCATCGTGTCAGCAAACCACTGCGCTGATTCTTCAATGGAATCAGTGACACCGGCAATGCGCAACGTCGCCCAGTACCGCATCACGTCTTCCATCTCCTTCAATGCAACATCAGGAGAAGTTGGCTGCATTCCTGCAAACTCGGTGAATGACCTGCCGTCCTGCACGGATAGATTGAGCAGAAACGACCGTTTGCGGTGGGCAAATGAGATGTCGTCATCTTCGTCCACGGTTACTCCTTTGCCTCTGCCCATGATGGACCGATTGCAGCACTGACCACAAGTGGGATGCCGTTGATCTCTACACCATGACCCATCGCCGTCTTGAGCACTTCCATGTACTCATGGGCGCTGTCCTTTGGTACAGCGCAGATAAGTTCGTCGTGCACCTGAACAAGAAGCCTGGCGTCTGTACCAGAGAATGCTTTGTGCACAGCGACCATCGCCTCCTTGCAGATATCTGCTGCGGAACCTTGAATCTTTGAGTTTACCGCTTGACGCTCTGCTCTGGATCGCAACTCGGCGTTTGATGACATGATATCTGGAAGCCGCCTTCGGTGTCCTGCCAGTGTCTCAACGTATCCCTTTTTCCTGGCTGATGCCCGCACGTCCTCTTTCCACGCTGCTAGAACATGGAACTTTCGGTAGTACTGGTCGATGAACTTTCTAGCATCAGAGATAGACACGCCTGCGCTGTCGGCCAGTTTCTGTGCGCCACCATCGAACCCGGTCAAGAAGTTGACCATCTTTCCGATCTGTCGCTCGTCCTTGGTCACGTCTTCAACGGACTTGTTGAAGACCGCCGCTGCGGCACCCTTATGGATGTCAATCCCATCGATGAAGTACCTGCTCATCACTGGGTCTTTTGAGTACATGCAGAAGACGCGCAGTTCGATCTGGTCGTAGTCAGCGTCGATAAACACTTCGCCTTCACTCGCTACGAACAACTCTCGTAGTGAGGATTCTCTGGGGATGTTCTGAAGGTTCGGGTTACTGGCAGACAGGCGAGAGGTCTTGGCCCTGTGCAGGTTGAAGTCAGGATGCAAGCGACCAGACCTGAGACGGGGAAGTAGTCCGTCTACGTACGTGCCCTTCAACTTTGTGATTTCCTGCCACTCCATCAAAAGCGGAACAATCGGGTGCTTCTGCTTAAGTGCTGACAGTGACTGCTCGTCTACAGACGGGGCATTTGTCTTCTCAGATACCCTCACTGGCTTTAGCCCAAGACCA